TAGCAGAGGTTGACGATAACTCGTCTGTCTGCCATTCAAAGGTCGTGTTGTCACATGAACCCTTACCTACACCGTTTAGAAACGGCGTATCCATAGGGCTTAAATTGTATATAATATTACTTAGGTCTTCTCTAATGCCGATAGCACTAAAGGTTTCCCTAGTATCCGTTGGAACGCCCATAGCGTTTTCCTCCTTAGTTAAATGTCTACAAAATCCTCAAAGAGAGCAACAGAGTCATTTACATGACCACTCTCTTTAAGACGCTTCATTGAGGCAATACGTTTTGCTTTGGCGGTATCGGACTTTTTACTAGACCCTTTACCAGACCTTATAACCTTGGGTTTGTTTTTCAACTTTTTCGCTTTAACATCTGAGTTCTGTAGGGCATCATACTTCTGAGCCTTCATTAAAACTATTAGCGATCTATGGTCTATTAGTTCTTGCAGTTCTTCCTTTTTAAACCCTTGAGAAAGGGCGTAAGATGAGAGTTCCTTTGCTAATGTTCCACGTTTTTCTGGATCATTCCATTCAGGCACAGCCTCTATTAGGCGTTTGTGTTCTTCCTGAAGGGCCAGATGCTTTACCTTAGTAAACTCTTGCTCTTGTTTCTGTCGCTCAATTCCCTGCTGGGCTTGCGCTTGCCTAACACGTTCTTGAGCATCGCGAAACTCATCTTTCTTGGTAACAAATGCAATGGGGTCTTCTTCTCTGAGGGTTTCCCAGTCTGTATTTGTATACTGCTCTAAACCGACCATAGACTGTTGAACAAATTGTCCAAGGGCTTCTATGTATTGCTGACGCTCCGCTTGTGCTTGAGTAATTTCATTAGACCATTGCTGTTGCAGTTCGGCCATCTGACTTCTCTCGCTTGCAATCTCTTGCGTCTTTCGGGTATAGTCAGAATGGCGGGAGTACCCGCTAATGAGTTCGTCAAGGCTTACCTCAAGTTCTTCACCGTCAACTTTAACGGCATAAACGTCAGGTTCCTCTTCGACCTCATCTTCTTCTGACTCTTCTTCAGATTCTTCTTCATCCTCAACGGAATCTTCTTCATCTTCAGAAACCTCCTCCAATGGTTCGTCTTGAGTTTCCTCAGTAGACTCTTCAACATCTTCAGTAGGGGCGCTTTCTTCGGTTTCTGGTTTGACCTCTTCAGGTTCCATTAATCCTAAGAATGCTGATTGTGCTTCTGTAATACTTCCCGGTTCGGGGAGCGGGGCTGTTTGCGTATCCGCCATGTGTGTTCTCCTTAGATTTGGTATTCCTCAATCTTCCTCGCCATATCTCCAGTATCAACTATACTGGTTAGATGAAGGCGCACTCGTTCGAGGAGTCTTAACGAGAGCCAACACTGCTCTCTCGTATCTACATCATGAACACCTGAATTATTCCAAGTATCCTGTAAATTCTTTTCTAGTGTGTCAAATGATTCCTGTAGTAGCGTATCTTGTAAAAGATTCTTAGCATGACGCTCTCTTTCGATGTCTATCATAATTTAATAAGTGTATGGGCTTCCTGAATAAGAATCGTATGCTATACTAAGTGGCGCTGGTTCAGTTGTTGGTGGCAAACTATCAAGGTATGCTTCATACTCTTCCGCCGTGTAGACCGAGTCGGGGTCTATAATTCCCTCACCAATCATCTCTAGGAGTTTATCATACATATCATCATCACTAGGCGGTGGTTGGTAATCTAATATTCCATCCAAATAATGAGTATTAAGATACCACTGCATGACATCTTCATCATCTACACCGGGGTAAAGTAAACCCATTATCCTATTGCAACTGCTCTGTTCTGTTTTTCTTCTAGTGCAAGTTCAGCGGCTTTAAGTTGTGCATCAACTGCATCTTTCTTAGCCTCTTGCTGAATCTTCTGCATCTTAACCTGTACATCAGCGGCTTTGATTTCTAACTCTTTCTGCTTGAGTTGCATTTCCATCTGTTCCTGTTGAGCCTTCATCTGGGCTTCAGGGTTTCCTTGATTTGGTTGAGGCGGTGGCGGTTTGGTTAAGTAGTCATCTACGTTCTGGTAGCCCATTGCTTTTATCAATGCGGCTCCTAGATTGTACATATTCTCTGGGGTTACGATTGGTAGACCACCTCTCATTGCCTCTCCAGCGAACTGTAGCATCTGAGATAGATGCGTCATCTGCTCGTTCTTTGACCCATTGCCTAAAGCAACAGATACGGTGCAGTCCATCTTATCACTCCACATATCGGGGCGTATTGGAATCCACTCGTTCCTTAACATCACTACGCGCTCCTTGTCCTGATTCTTTACGAGGAGTTCGTATATAGAGTACATCAGTTCTTTAACGCCTGTTTCCGCGAACTGACGGGCGATTAACTCTACCCTTGACTGGGCATTGGTCATCACCATATTCACCGCTGTGGCCGTTGTATGGCTTGTCAGAGCGTCTGCGTTGATACCTTGCGTGTTCTTATTAACACCCGTCCTTGCCTCTCTTACCTCGTCTAAGTAACCTAGCATCTGGAATGATTCAGGCTGGAGTGGAGGGGTAGCCAAGGGCATAACGGCGTTGGGGGATTTAACTCTTACCACACCGCCCGGGCGTTGGGTTAGCAAATCGTCCAAATTCGCTTGACCTTCAAGGACTGCATACCTTCCAAAGTTCTGGTTATAGGCGTTATCCATAAGGTTACGCATCAGCGTACTCTTAATTAACTGCAAGTCCATAACAAGATCGGCAACCGACAGGCCAAAGAACTTATGTGGTATCTTTAAGGGGGTAATAGAAACAAGTGGGACTTTATCAATCTCATCGTTAGAGAATATATAATCCCCTACTGTACAGACCTTTCTTAATTCCGCGATACCATCATCATCGTAATCTGTTCTGATGAAGGATTCATGTAACCAATACTCTCTTAGAGCCTCTTCACCATTCTCGTTTAGCCCGCCGCCCCAAGAGGCTGAGTCATCAAACTCGTAACGAGCAATTCTTTCCGCATTGTATAACTCTTCGTTATATCCACCACCTAACTCGCCTACATCAAAGTCATCATCAGGGTACATCTGCCTTAGTTCTGAAACAGTTTTCTTTACCCTATGGCATACGAATCGTGCGTCCTGTATTCCTTTAGCCTCTCTTGAGATAAGGAATTCATCGGGGGGTACATTCTCAATCTTAATCTTACCGTTGTAACTTGTTCTTTTTATTACAACATCGTGGTATGTTTCTATTCCCTCTACTTCATTCCCTGCGACTTCTGTATGCTCTATGACCTCTACATCTTTATCAGCAATAAGATACTCAAATTCTAACTCACCAAGATTATGATACTCCTCTCTCTGGGGTTCTTCGTATTCATCCCACCATACCTTTACTATTCCATTCTTCTGAAGGAGGGCATCATGGAACCATGAGTAGAGGATTTCCCAGCCGGGATTATCTTTGGAAAAGACGTAGTTAACGTAGTCGGTGGCCTGTTTGGCAGATGCCACATCTTCTGGGCCATGCGGGGAGAACTTAACCATCTCGTCACCAGACGCAAACACCCTCATCAAAGAGGGCTTGATCCATTCTACAGTGTCCTGTACAGTGGAGTCAACGTATTGACTACGACCATCTACCTCATTGCCAAACGGTAGGGCATAGTAATACTCTATGGCCTTCTCCCGCTGTGTAGATATTTCACCATCATACCCAAGAGAATCTGCAATCTCTTGACGTATTCGTGATACTAATTCTGTTTCGTTATCAGACAATGCCGTAGTTCCTATAAGTTAGATCGCTAGTCCATTCGGGGTCAGAACCCGCAATAGCGTATCTTTGTGATTGGAAGGCGTAGCGTGTTGCGCTCATAAGGTCATCACGCAGGGCTACAACTTTCCCTTCCTTTCTGTGGTACATTCTGAATTCTTCAAACCAATCATTAAGCGTGGAGAATACTTTAAATTTATTATTCTCCATACTCTGTAACATAGCCATAATCCCCTCTTCCACTGAGTTGGAGCCTTTCTTCTCTCCTAATCCGGGGGGATTTGTAAAGTGCTGTAAAAGAAAATTACATCCAAGGTTTCTATACTGTTCAGCAAGGCCGGGGTTTCCCATGCTATCCCTGCGATTTCCGTCATGTGGGTAGGCAATGGGAATAAAATAGGGTCGTTGCCGTATAACCTCGGAGTGAACTGTTGGACTTGCCTTTGATGCTCTATAACAGTCGTATATGTAGAATGTTTCCTCTTCCCTGTCTATAGCGCACCATACCACTGCGGTGGGGTGATCCCAACCAAAATCTATTGCCGCTATACGGGGCCAATGATCCTCTATTTCCACTGGATCACACATCAATTCTTCTTCATTAACGGGGAAGATCAGACCAGAGCCGATAGATGGTCTGCCGTATCTCCTCATCTCCCTCTCATGTGGGGAGTAGGCAGAGAGAATCTGCTCCATTGCCTCCTCAGAGAGATGGCCGCCCTTTCCGCTCTTAGACTTTATCTTTTCAGAGGCGTGATCCCATGTGGCATTGGTCAGGCTCTGCCCCTTCTTTATGTTATTCATAAAGGCGGCAACCGTTTCGGTCATACCAGATTCAGGGGTGAAGGTCATGTAAACCATCCCCCTCCTGTCTAGCGTTCGTGTTACGCTCTGGGAGTATAGTTCTCTGGATGGTTCCTCATCCAACCATACAACGTCTACTGAACGACCTTGCCACTTCTCTACGCCCATCTCGTAGGCTTTAAAGTGTAAAGAAGAGTTCCCACCGGAAATATGCCGTATGAGGGCTACGGACTTGGCGTTTGGCACTCCGGGTTTGCGTTCCGTCTTTATAATTGTATGTTTAGGAATCGCGCCAGAGCCAAAGGCTTCGGGGTCATCGGGGGAACCCAATAATTCTGCTTGTACAATATCTCTGGTGGTTTCATTCGATACACCACCTGCCCATGCTGTAATGGGGTTTC